CCTTGTTGGTTACTTACTGGGTCTAAAAGACCACCTAAATAATTGCTATTTAGGTCAGGCGCAGCGTTAAAATGAACAGTCCCCTTTAGGAAAGTTGAATCCGTGTTATCGTTCCCAAAAGTAAAGCTGTTTGATCCGTTTCCTATTGCGTCAAACCCAAAAACGTTTTCATTGATAGGGTTGTCATACGCTGCCTCGGTCATAGGGCCGACGTACATGGACTGATTGGCCGTAAATAGAGGCACACTACCGGTAGCGAACTGCCCGGCTTGGGCGCCGAGCGCAAAGTTTTGCGACCCTGTTCTGTTGTTGAAAAAAGATTGCCCTCCTATGACTACATTCTTTTCTCCTGTGGTGTTTCTAAAAGCTACTTGGTAGCCGTCGAAGACGTTGTAGCCGCCGGTAGTTGTGTTGAGTGCTGATTGGTAGCCACGCATTATATTGAACGTACCTGTTGTAAGATCTTCCCCCGCTTGTAGTCCGATCCTGATATTCCCGTTGGCGTCTTGCAGGTTCAGATTTGCGTTTATTGTAATTGGATTATCCGTTACCGCCCCTACGTCTGTGGCTGCTTGAAGGTCTTGCGGTAAACTGCTGGCTCCTCCATTGTTCTGAATAGCACTAAAGATAAAATTACCAATCAGGTGCGAACCTTCCCTACTTTCATGTACGGCGTCCGTTGAGAAACCCCGGCTTTGGAAAGTTGCAGCGTCGGGAACTATGTCGTACAGATTTGCAAACCGCCAATATCTAGCATCTGCCGAACTCTTTAGCTTTGCGTTGTACTCCGTATCGGTATAGATAGTTCCTAGTGCCATTCCCTCAATACCGACTAGTAAAACATCCGAACTCGGCCCGTAATTTTGTAAGGTGTCCACTATCCGCGCAACGTTCGCAACAAAGGCAGTAGGTGTAAAGTCCCTATTACTGTCGTTTGTTCCTAATCTTACGACCACCGCATCGGGAGGGTAACTAGAAAGCATTTCCTTGTTCGGAAAGTCCAGCAAAGTATTGAACAGTTCAGCGTCATACCCCGAATTGGACAAACAGTTCACGATAATTCCTTTAGCGTTAGTCCTCAAAAAATACGCATCTAAGGTGTAATTTGTCCCGCTTACATTCTCAATCTTAAGGGTGTGCGAAGTGTCCGCAAGTCCGGTTATTTCGTAGATCATTTTAGCCTCCGCCCCGTTTGCGTCAATCGTTGCCAACGTAATGTCGTCTACGATAATTTTAATGTTTCCCCCCGATGGGTGGCGTAGATAGCTAATCTTTGCGTAGTCCCAATAGGTACAAGTTAGATCATCTGTGTAGGTTGTGTAATTGGTATTTAGCTCTATCCTTACTTCCCCCGTTCCTGTTAATTCTTGGGCCTGTCCGTCTAAGGAATATTTTGCGAAAACCGTTCCGGGGTATTCTACCGGAGCGGACGAGGTGGCCCTTGGTATTAGTCCTAACCGCCCGTTATTTTTTGTGCTTAATGACATATAGCCAGTCCCTGCAAAGCCATAGGCCGCGCCGTAGTTGGCTTGTATTTTCGATATTGTATGTACTGCGTTTAACTTACTGTCGCCAACCAGCCAAATGTTAGGTTGCTTGAATGTGTCTACTCCTATCTTGTATGCCATGTTTGCCCCTTGGCTAATGCTTCCCCTTGAATCTCTTTGTTCTTTTAGGTCGGCATACCCCTTTGCAGCTACCAGCGCCGAATCCACGTCTACCTTTACCTGTGCGGCGCTCACTCCTGCGGATACTGACGGGATAATACTATTGTACGACACGACGGCCGCTTGCAAAACAGACGTTGCGCCGGTCGTGCCAAAAGGTACTTGTGGTATTGCCCCTACCGCTCCCGGGTCAAAGATTTGTATTTGGCCGGTTGGTAAACCCTCGGTATTAACTTGGTCGTTGTCGATTTCTACCAGCGTTAAGCGTGCAGAACTAAACGTAAGGTTTGACGTTGCGCTGATCCGGTACAACTGACCGCGCTGGCTAAATACGCGGTAGGCGGTGGTTATACCGGTCGGGACATACCCCGTACCCGTAAGGTCAGAAAATAGGTCAACGTCAACAATATAAGTGCTGTCGTTTGGGTTGCTAAATTGGGAAACAAAGCCATCCGAGGCTAAACGGAACTGTCCGAAAAGGTCGGCGGATGTGACGATAACCAAGACGAGGGCTAAGAGGATTATTTTACGCATTGTAGGGTATTTTTTAAGCCAGAACTAAACGAAAGCCGGTTGTTCCGTAGCCGTTCATTCCGGGGAATAGTAGTTGTGTTACGTTGGTAGTTGGAAACGTTTCTGTTTCATTGGTCCCGAGGCTGAATTTATCGGCAGCCGCGCCGGTGTTGGCGACGTATTGGGATACGGTATAGCTCCTCTGGATTGCGTTGGCGGTGTTGTCGATCCGTAGTACAAACTCGTTAGACCCATTCAATACCGCGTTGTTACCGAAGACTGTAAACGATATTACCCGCGTCCCGGCGGGAACGGTTAGTACGTAGTTGCCGGCGGCGGAAGTGGATAGGGTCGGGGCGGTTGCGCCGAAGTACTCACCGCGCGCCGTCAATACGCCACTCGTTAGGCTAAAGCTACCTACGCCCCCGGTGAGAGTGGTAAGGGCTTGACCGATTTTCTCAAAAGACACCCGGACGGTTACGCCGTTACGACTTAACACAAAATTATCCCCCGGGTTTACGAACTCGGTGAGGCTAAGTTGCGATATTTTTACGGGGGTAATGTCCGCCATGGTTAGCAAGTTATGTCGGCGCTCCCCTCTAGGAAAAGCGGCGGGGTTTCGGGGTCGTCCTCGGGGTTTAACCCACCGGGTCCGATCTCGGTTTGTGACTCAATTACGAGTCTAGAAGTTAGTACGACGAGCGAGAATTTAAACCTCCCGGCGTCGTGTTCCTCGAACTCCTCCCGGAGAAACGAAGCCTTACGGAACTCGGGGGAGGGTGACCACCCGAGGAGTAAGGTACGAATATATTCGTAGCCTTGGTAGACACCCCGGGGGCCCCGGAGCGACTTACTTTCTATGGCTACCACAATCTCCACGAATTGCTCTTGGGCCATAGTGCCACCCATGGACAAAATGGCCGGCCGGCCGGGGCTATTACTATCCCCGTAGTAGCTATTATTGTAGGCTACCGTAATTCTAGGTTTGCCCGCTTGCAGTTCGAAACGTGCTTTATTATCTGGAAAGGCTTGCACTTCCCACTCGTAAGTGCGAAGTACCGCCAAGCGGTTTACAAAGCCGTCCTCAATTTCATCGTATCGGGTCATAAGGCTAAACGTTATACGTGTCGTCAATCCGTACCGGTACCACATCGGCGCGGTACGTTCTGCCGTCATGCACGCGTTCGACGGACGTAACTTGGTAGTCGATGCCGTCCACGCTGATAACTTCGTTATCGTCGTTCTCTTGACGATCTACAATTTCCTTTAGTCCGTCCAGTTGTCCGAAGTAATACTCGACGACGTAGCGGCCGGTCTCCGAGGGCATGCCGGCGAGCCGGTATTGTTCCGTGGGGTTCTGAAAAAGTACCAAGCCCTCCCACGTCAAAGTACCATCTACGGACGTCCAATGTGCGGGGGTACCCATGGTACCGAGCACTCGGGTAAATACGCCAAATTGGTAGGCTTCAAAGCGGGAGGGCATAAGGTTCTGTTTAAATGCTGATTCGCACCCATACGGTGGCGTCTCCGATGATGGCCGCACGTACGACGATGCCTACTTTGGTATCGGAGTCGGTGGCGGTTACGGGTTGGGCGACGCCGGCGGCGGCGTACACGGGAGCGCCTACGGCTAGTGCGATGGCGCTTTTAGGGAGCTCAAAAACAGCGTCGCAAGATATCGAGAGACTCTCACCGGAAAGTACGGTGGTGTTCGCTACGCCGGCGAGGCTGCCGATAACTACGAGGTTGCCAGAGGTGGCGTTTGCGGGGGCCGATACGTCGATGTGGCGGCCCTCTTGGATGTAATTTTTCATCTTAGAAAAAGGTTAAGTTTTGGTTTTGAAAAGAAAACGGGGCCGCCCCCGTATGTGGCGGCGGCCCCGTTATGCGGTGCTCGTGGAGCGGTCGGCGGTTATGCTCCGGCGTTGCGGTACATACCTCGGTGATCGATGGCTTTGGTTCCGAAAAACATCCGGGCCTTAACCTTCGTGGAGTCAGTAGACGGGTCTTGGTAGGTCTCGGTGAAAAGTTCACCCTCGCCATCGAGGAACGCGTAGTTAATGGTGTCGACGCTGGAGGGGTCGGCCATTAAGTACCACGCCGAGCCCAAACGAGGCTCGACGATAAGGGTAAGCGATCCGGCGAAAACGTTTACGGCTCCGGTCGTGTTGGCGGTAATGCCCGTGAGCATTTTTTGTGCCTCCAACATACGGGTAGGGCCGACTACGATAAATCGAGGGCTTACGCCGATAAAGTCCCCGTTAAGGTCCTTTTGCAACATCATGGCCGTGCGAGCGGCGTTCAAGCTCGCCTCGGTAATGGCACCGCCGGAGGCGGCGTTGTTGCCGTGGGCGGCACTAAACAGCGCGTTACCGTCCGCCATATTGGCGTTCGCGGAAAGGACACCGTAAACGAGATCGCTTTGCAGTTGCGCGGCCTTCGCGGCGAGAGCAGTAGGGATACGGCTAAACGCGTCGAGGCGGTCTTGGATAATCATTTCCAAGGTGTACGGCACTTCTTCGCCGTACTTTTCGACCTTGTAGGACTCCACCGCCTCGGTGAACGTCGCACTTTTGTACTCGCCACCTTCTTTCACCTTGCCGAAGTTGCCCACGAGCCCGGAAAGTTGGGCTTTAGAGTGCTCGCGGAGGTCGGCGTGGAGTTCACGACGAGAGAACGGCATAAAGGTGCGCGGTTGCAACTCGTACGCCTTGCGTAGCGAGATGTTAATGGCGCTACCTAAGATCGTAGGGAAATCGGAACTCGTGTGAGCTCCTCCGAAACGGTACTGCATAGCACGCTTCGCGATTTCACGGTTACCCATTTCGGAGGTACGAATACCGCGACCTTCCAGAAATTGGCCCGCCATGCGAAGCATATTAAGGCTACGGAAACGGCGGCCGCCATCGGTAAGCTCGACGCCGGCAGCGCCGGAGCGGTGCAAAATGGCGTTGGTCATATCGGCGGCGGATCGTACCGCCTCGTCGCCACCCGTTACGGCGGCCGGGCGGTCGGTTACGTTGGCACTCCCGGCGGCCTCATAGAGACGGGTAACCTCGGCGGTTACTGCTGACGCGGAGAGGTTGCGGCCCACGAGATCCTCGGCGACGGTTACGGGTAATCCCGCCATGCGTACCAGTTGCATCACGGAAACCGGGTTGGCAACGTCCACTTGTGCGGCGGTGCGGGTTACGATATCCGTAGCGACTACGGGCGGGTTAACAATCGCCGGCACTAGTGCGGGCGTGGCTGCCGGCGCGGGGGCGCCGGTGCGGGTTTCCGTAGCGACGGGAGCCGTCGGGGCTACGGTAGGCGTTGCGCCCGGGGTTAGAATATCCTCGTCCATTACGGTAGGTTTATTTTGGGGGTTTAATAAATTTTTGTTTTGTGTCCTTACTTGCGCCGTGTAATCAGCGGGCACCGGGGTTATGGAGAGCTCGAAAGGCTCCCAACTTACGGCGGTGCGGGTTTCAATTTTTGTTTCGGTGGCGGCCTCGCGGTCGTAGGCATACACACGGTAACCGATGGAGAAATTACGCAAGATGCCGTCGATAACGTCTTGAAAAATTTCCTCGGCGGTGGCTCGTTTCGAGAAACGAATAACGCCGACCATTTGCGAACCCTCCAACCGGACCTCCTCGACTACGCCGAAAACGCAATCTAAAGTCCGCCCGAACCGGTTATGGTTATCGCAAAGCGGGGCACCTGATTGCATACGTTCGAGTCGAACGTGGGCCGGGTCCATACTTAGTACCTCGTCGTACGCCATTCCGGTGTACCAATCGTTTCGGGTATAGGAAATGTCGGACGCAAAGACTACCTCCACCGTCCGGGCGTCCACGTTAACGGAGCTTGGCCGGAAGGTGGCGCCAAGCGCCCGCGTGGTTAGCGGGTCGTTGGCGTCGTCGTTGGTTGCGTTACGGTTAAAAGTTTCTACTTTCATTGCGGCAATAATACGGATATTTTACGTATAAAACCTATTCGGTAGGTTTTTTGGCCTTCGCGGGTTTCACTCCCGCCTCCGGGTCGGCTTCCGGTTTACGGGCGGGGTCCCACCGGGGGTCGGTAGTAAACTTGGCGTCGAGGGTGTCGAAAATATCCCGGTCCTCTTTCATCTTGGCCACTACCTCCTCCGGGTCACCCCCGAGTTGGCGGACTACATCTTGCCACGCGACAAAGCCGGCACGTACTTGCGCGCTTAGTCCCTCGGTTTCCTTTACCGGGTCGATCATTTCGCGCCGGGGTGGCGTCCAACTCACAATAAATTCTCCCCTAGCGGGTAATTTCCCCGCTACGCGGGCGGCTTGTAAGAACCACTCCCACGCCGGGGCGCAAAGTTGTACTTGTACGACGTCGGCTTGAAATTCGGCGTACCTACGTCCGGTTTCTATCCACCCCATACGGGCCGAACTAAAATTTACGTTGGAGTAGTCGTTTGTCATGGACTCGTACGTGACGCCCATGCCGGCCGAAACGCCTTGTAGTACGCGTCGGGTGTAAGGGTCGTAATCGGAAGTCTCGGGAGGAGATGCAAACGACACCTCTTTACCCGCCGGTAAACGTTCAATCATACCGGGCTCTAATCGCTCGAAATCGTAGCCATCGCCTCCGTCCTCGCCCGGTAGTCCTGACTCGTCACCGTGGATGAACACCGCGAAACATGCCGCGATTTTTTGCCGGATCAATTGCGCGTCCTCGTATTCGTCGTAGTCCCGTAGGCGTAACATAGAGGCCGCCATTTCGGAGACTCCCCGTATCTGTCCCGCGCGTTCCTCGTGGTATATGTGCAGTATCTCCTCCCGGGGTACGCGGATGGATACGAGGCTTTGCCACACGGTGTTATTGCCCGGGTGTTGTTGGTATAGATAGTATGCCACTACGCGCCCGTCGCCGTCCATTTCGACGCCTTGGTCGATGTACCCGCCGCCCTCCGAAATCCGCGTAACGGTTCTAGTGGTGTCTAGGTAGTCAATTTCCAGAACTTGGAGCTCTACCGGTATGGTTAGGTTTTTGTTCCTACGCTGCCGTACCAGCACCTCGCCATCCACGAAAACGTGCTGCATTACTTGGCGCTGGATACTGTATAGATTTTTGCGCTTGTAAAAATCGCATGCGGTGGTTTCCGCCCAATTTTTCCAGAGAGTTTTAGCGGTCTCGACGAAACGCCGTTGGGCTTTGCTCTTACCCTCGGCGCGGAGGCTCGCTTTTATGCCGGATCCTACTACGTTCGTTTTCACCACTTGTGCAGCCTTGCGGGCCCACGGATTGTTTCGTACGAGGTCCCGGGCGCGATACCGCACAATGGAGCCCTCCCGTTCGATTTCGGTATTTGCCGAGGTTGCGCGGGCGTCCCAACCTTTGCCGCGTCGGCCGCGCGTGGCGCCGTCAAACTTACGTACCAGTTCGTCGAGGCCGCCAATGGCGGCTCGGGCTTGCATCCGTTTTAGTGCGGCGCGTGGGGCCACGTAGGCTATGGTGCGATCAATTAAATTCATGGGGTGTTTATTTTCCAGAACTGTAATACCCGACGCGGCGACTCCGGGATCCCAATGGACTCTCCGGGTACAGTTCCGCCCGCATTAGTGCTAGTATCTCTCTCATCTCGGCGAGTGAGCGGTACGTAACCATTTTGTCGGAGTACTGGACTTGCTTTACGCCCTCGGCTACGGCCTTACCAAGCGCCAAGTACATAGCTTCGGTATATAGTTTGGGGGGTGTGGTAGCTGCCATCTATATGTAATTTTGGCTAAAGGTAGGCATAAAACGTATAAAACCCCGCCGATTGTGGCTTGTTAGGCGTGTTTGAAGCAAAACTAACGCGCTACGGCGGGGCGAACTACACGCCGGTATCTTATCCCCAAATACTATCCTTTCGGGGTTTGGGTTTCTGTTTCGTCTTTTTCGCGTCGGTAGGGGACTTCGGGGCGTACGCATTGGCCTTGGCACGTTCCCAATGTTCGTCCCGCCAACGGTCAAGGCCGAGCATGGCCGCCGCCGCCCGGGCGTACACCCTACAATCGAGGGCTTCGTTACGGGCTTGTATCTTTTCCCACACAAATTTATAGTAACCTTGGGGCGTTAATCTCTTGGCAAGGCGCTCCGAGGCGAGCATATTAAAATATGTCATATCGTAGTCTTCGGGAAAAAAGCAATAGCCCGGGGGTGTGTCCCCGGCGGCGGTTAGGCCGAGCATTAAGCGGCCGTACACCTCTTGCTTTATCATACTTACCCCTAAATTCCAAAGACCAACTTTGCCAACTTTCTTACCGTTGGCTTTTACGTCGACGACTTGCGGCGGGCGTATCATTACTTTCTGTCTATCGTTGTCTTGACCCTTAACGGGTACGACTATTTGCCCGGGATGTTCCCGGCAAAAGTTGTAGACCTCTTGGGTGTTAAAGCCCGAGTCTACGCACATACGTGAGAGTCCGATGGTCGCCCCGTCGGCCCGTTCGTACGGGGTGTATAGGAGTTGGGAAAGTCGGGCCCAAACTTCCGGTTGGTTCGTGTTGCCCGGAAGTACCACGTAGTCGATGGAGTACGCCCGCATACCTTGTGCCCACCCGACCACCTCCACCTCTATGCGGTCGCCTTGGATGTCTACGCCGGCGGTTAGTGTGGTGACTTGGGCCGGCACCTCTTTGGACCGGTAGCCGCCTCGGCGCTCGTATAGATCTTGGGCGCGGGGCGTTACGGTGGTCTCCTCCCACGCTTTACCTTGTACCGTGTTCACGAAAACTTTCATTTTTGCTTGATCGTGTTCCCTAAAAGCCTTTAGGAATTGGTTAGCGGCGGACACCCAAGAGAACCACCCGAGAGGGGAGTAAAAACTATTGATGTGGTACCCCCTACGCTGTGGGTCGTGTCCGTCCGTGTTAGTCGCGATCCATTGGCCGGCAGCTAACATTTTAGTTTTATGGCGCTCCTCAATGAGCACTTCGCACCCCTCGCATTGGTAGTGGGCTTCGGTTACGCGCGTGGCGTCAGAATCGAAAATAATGTTTTCCCATTCCAGCACTTGGAACGTCCCGCAATGGGGGCAAGGTATGTGGTAGTACCGTTGGTCCGTACTCGCAAATTCGGCAGCTATGACGGAGGTATCGGCGAGCGTCGGCGTGGATATCTTAAGTACCTTTTTGGTGCCCTCAAAGGTGCGGGTACGTGCCAAGCCTAATTCGATGGGTGAGCCCTCACCGTCGAGATCGGAGGGGAAGGCGTCGGTTTCGTCGAAAATCAAAACGCGGATCGGCACGGAGCGGAGGCCGGAGGCCGTGTTGGCCCCTTGGAAAATCATAGTTCCGCCCGGGTAATCTTTCTGCAGCATGGTATTGGACTTGCTACGCGAGCTACCGGCGGAGACCTTAGCGGCGAGCGTAGGACTCTCCCGAACCATTGGGTCAAATCGGAGCTTAGAGTTACGCTTAACGGTGGCGTCGGTAGGCATAACGTACATAATTGGGCACGGGTCCATATCGATGAAATAGCCCGCCACGTTGAAGCCGGCCTCAGTAAGTCCTAATTGGGCGCCCTTCATTATGACCACCTCTTGCACCTCGCTATAAATATCGAAACAGTCCATTATCTCCCGTAGATACGGGGTCCGGTCAGTCCTCCACCGGCCGGGCTCGGCCGCCGCGCTTGAAGATAAAAAACGACGTTCATCCGCCCACTCCGACGGAAGGAGGTGGACGGCCGGGCGGAGCCCGTCCAGAAAGCCGGCGAGGTGTACGGGTTGGGTCATTTAGTTATCTAAATCTTTTAATCCGGCCCATAGGCCGAGCATGGCGCTACCGGCCCCGGCGGCGCATGCTATGAAGGTAAAGACCTCGGAGAGCCGGGAGGTCCATTTTTCGCCTACCGCAATCGCGAGGCATACCGTAAGTGTGAGCGCGAACCATGCGAAGGTGAATAGTTTTTTGTTGGTCATTCTATTAACTTATATCGATCCGGTTTTGTACTACCGGACGGAGGTTTATTTGATCGTCGTAACTTAGGCCGGAGCCATGCTTTCTAATCTTTAGAACCCCGTCCTCTACGCTTACGCACATATTCCCGCTCGGGAGTTCAAAACGTAGGGTGGCCCCCTCTGGTATTTCCACCTCGGGCTTACCGGAGAATTTAGCCCGTAAATCTTGAATGTATATTTTAGCCATTACGTTTATATTTTTAAGTGGTCAGCGTCGGCGAGGACGCGCAACGCGTCGTCCAGAGCGTCCGAGAGAATCTTGGCCGCTTCCGTACGATTGGACGCGGCCCGGATATCGTCGATGGTTCTTTTAGGTACGCTTTGGATCGCTTGGCGTACCCGTTGGCCGTGCGCATATAGCTCCATATATACCTCCGCCTTAACGACGAGGGTACCTTTGAGCTGCTCCAACTCAAGCAATTTTTTCTCGTAATTTAGGAGCTCGGTATCTTGGCGAATTTGGGTGAGCGTGGCTTGGCCCTTGCCCATCTTCGTTTTATCCGTGGGGGCCGCCGCGCTTGGGTCGAGGCCCGGGTTAGCCGCCAAATATTTTTTATTGATACTTTTGTGGTTCGCGTTTTCCCGGTACTCCCGTACTGCTGATTTTTCGTCAAACCGATACGTGCCGGTGCGGCCTCCGTCTTTGGTATAGCACGTAGCGGGCACCCGTCCGGTGGCTATGGCCGTCCGTAGTTTGCCCGTAGATACTCCGAGTATCTTGGCGAGCTCGGTGGTCGTAACGGTTTTAGCTTTGTTTTTGTTCTTAGCGCCGGGCGGTCGGCCCCTACCTCTTTTGGCCTTGGGTTTATTGTCCATTAGCCATGCGGAGTTTATCTTGAAGTAGGTACCCTTCCAGTTCCCACACTTTGGAAACCGCACGCCGGTAGGCCACGTCGTACCCTATCGTAAGGTCAAACCTTGCGGGATCTACCACGCCGGAGGTGCCGACGACCTCGAACCCATTACGCAGGGTTAGGATAACGATGGTAGACCGGGTCGTATTCATTATCTCCTCGGAGATAATGGCGCTCTCAATCAGTTCGGGGGTTATCTTATTCATTAGTCCCAAGGGTTTTGGTTGCGCGGGAGCGCAGGGTCGTACCGGTAGCCTCCGGGCGGATCTCCAACAGGTCCTCGGCCGGTATAAGCATGGATATGTCGCCGGTTTCTAAGGTGTACCAGTACGTCCACAATTTCCCGGCGTGTTGCAGGTAATTAGGTCCGTTGTCTGCCGGGATCGCATTTTGACCGATATGTTTAGCGAGGAGCTCTTGGAGCTTATTTTGAACGCCGAAGTACTCGGAGTTCGAGTACTGCAACCGTTGGGTTGCCCGTTCGTAATCTTTAGTGTATTGGGTCACTAGCGATGTTAAATCGTCAAGCTCTATAAATAGCGTATCTAATTCCGAGGAGTCGAGGGTGGATGTTCTCATTTGGATTTGTGTTTTGCTTCGGGGCAAATATAGTGCGGCCTAAATGACAACTCCAAATTTTAACGCGCCAAATATAATTTGGTCGTCCCTGCCATTTCAGAATTTTAAACTAGTGCGTTTCCGGGGCTAGACTACCCGCATCGCTCCTTTTCGGGGAAGGACCCGCGCTAATTTTATGGAAGTCAGGCACTTAAGTATGCCTTAAGACCTTACGCGTGCCGACGCGCGACCTAACAGGTGGGACAACCTTTTAGGAAAGTCCGCCTCCACACCTCGGCGTTGTTTCTGTAATATGATCTTACGCGCGGCGGCTTGTGGTACGCTTGTAGTCAGTAGTTCACTAATGCCAAGATCATTACCCCTACTAGGTGCCGTCCTCTTGTACCTAAATCCGAACCCTTTAGCTTTATACTCCCCCCGGGCGAACACCCCTTGGTGTCCATTCCCCATAGACGATACAAAAGCCTTGTGTATGACCCTCCGGGGGCCCTTAAGGATAGACACGGACACGCCCTTGCGGGTCTGCCTATGTGGGAACGCCCTAATGGGTAGGCGCTTACCTGATATCCGTATCGTCGCGGTTAGATTGGTCACCATGGCAGGCCCTAACGATATAGATTTCTTTACGTCTTTAGCTTTAATTCGATATAACCTTCGCACCTCTATGCTAGTACGGGTCCTCACCTTACGGGCGGTGTGGTTCAATGCGCCCGCCACGTTCTTATCAAACTGCGCACCGGTCAAATCGGTGTGCAGTCCTCGAAATGTCCGTACCGCGTCGCTGACGTCTATTTGGGCCATGTTGGCAAGATACGAAAAGTAAAACAATGGTCGAAAAAGGCGCGAAAATAACACTCATAAAATCCGTATATATTTTTGCTAGGTAAAGGCGATTTTTATAAATTGTCAACAGAAATAAGAAGCCCACCACCCAATTAAAGTAAAGTACGATTACTAAATCAGTAATCCCTATTTTACTGTATCTCTATTACTTATTTAGTAACTCTACTTTAATTTGACTAGTATATATTTAGATTTAGCTTTTAGTACAAAATTTATTAAACCCTTTGTTTATGCGGGTTTTGGTCATTTCAGTTGTCAACAGGAATTTTCCGTGTTGACAAATCCGACCTGCCAACCGTCACCCAATACCCACTACAACGCAAATACTCAAAAGAAAACCTATATAAATTTGGTAGGTAATCGAAAACGATGTACTTTTGCAGCACGGCCGTAAATAGCGTTTTAGGTTAAAATGGCCATATATACGTAAAAATCGCCCGCCACCACCACTAATTTGTCAACAGGAATTTTTAATAAATTACATGCTTAATCCGAAAAAACTACGCCAAATCGCCGGCCTTTCCCGGGCCGATTTTGCCCGGGGCGTCGGTCTCTCCACGGCCACCGTTTTCAACTGTGAGAACCAATGGCCCAACGGTCCAACGGCCTCCACGGTCGCCATCCTTAAACACTTAGGTTGGCCCACACTACAAACCGCCGACGGCCTCCGGGTGGCCGAACCTTTCCCACCGTCGGAGCTCCCCGGTATGACCCTTGGGCAATTCCGGCGTATGAAAGGTTGGAACCTTGACGACTTCGGCAGCCGGATACCCTCAAAGCCTCTACCTCGCCACGTTGCGCGGGATATAGAGGATACGTGGCCCGAGCTACACACGAAGAGGGCGCCGCTTGTTTCCGGGATATGCGACCTATTAAGTGTCGAGGTGTACTACGCGCTCGACGGCCGTAACTACACCACACCGAAAGGCCTTGTACCAGTTCGCGCCGATACTCCTATTAACCCCAAGACGCATATAAGTCTATCGGAGGTGTTGGTTTACGCTAACATTACCCAATCCAAGGTTGCCAAATCCCTTAATATAGTACAAGGTGTCGTAAGTATGCTAATGTCGGGCGAACCCGCCAAAGACAGAGGGCTGACCGCGTTACTGTGCCGTGAACTTAGTGGTACCCTCGGCGTGGCTATATTGATTACGGAGACCGGGAGTGCCGCCGTGTTTGATCCAAGTAGCCTACCTAGCCCTCACCACTTCCGGCAGGGTTTATCGGGGACTACTTTTGACCAAAAACAAATAGACGGCACTACCAAGCCTCTTTTTGTGCCTTCACCGAACCCAAGACTCCACCAACTCCGGGCCGCTTGCGTGGAACACGACGTAACGGCCGTGTTCCTACCTTCGGGCAAATGGGGGTTCGTAGACAACATGGCCCTTTAACCCCTACCTTTGCGCCCCGGCCCTGCCGGTATCCTTAACCAAATATAACTTCGTGAAATGTCTAATAAACGTAATACTCCTAGTTCTCGTATCTTCAACTCTTGCGAAGATGAATACGATTTCGACGCGCAATTATCTCTCGGGCTCCCCGACCTACCGACTAAAAAGCCTACCAGCCAGCAGTATGTACCCTACGACGTCACCGATAAGGCTTTACGGACTGCCGAACCTACCGGCCCCGGCCCCATGCTCTCCGCAATACTCCGACAAAGAGATAGCGATGCTAATGGTTAAGAGGTGGGAGGCGCTAACGCCAAAAGCCACGTGGGACGTAAACGCATACCGCAACGGTTGGGGAACCAAAGCCTTATCCCGCACGGAGACGATAAGTAAAAAGGAGGCCGATATAAGGACCACACGGGTTTTCGATATCGTCCATAAGGATATACGGAGGAGGTACCCATGCGTCGACGAGTGGCCGGCATTGGTCCTGTCCGTCATGGACTACAACGTTAGCCGCTTCGGGCCCCGCCTTAACCGCGCTATAAGGTCGGGAGATCTCGCCAAGGTGGCCGCCGTAATGCCCATGTACAATAAGTCGGCGGGCAAGGTGCTGGACGGCCTGACCAATAGGCGGAACTCGGAGGCGGCCTTTCTCCTAACGTCTGCCGAGGAGCGCCAAGAGCTCGCCGTGGACCTTCAACGGATCGTTAACAACCATAGTCGAAAATCTTTTTAAAAGAACCAACCCATGATTAACCCTAAAACAAGTTCCATTCACAAAGGCGATTGTTTGGAACTGATGAAAGAAATACCAGACGGAAGTATTGATATGATACTTTGCGATTTGCCTTATGGTACGACCGATTGCAAGTGGGACACCGTAATACCTTTCGGTCCACTTTGGGGGCAGTACAAGAGGGTTATAAAGGATAATGGGGCTATTGTGTTGTTTGGCAGCCAACCTTTTACCAGTGCGTTGATAATGAGTAATTTAAAAGGGTTTGCGCACTCTTTTATTTGGGATAAAAAGTTTGCCGCCAATTTTGTACAAGCAAAGCGGCAACCGTTAAAGGACCACGAGGAGGTAATTGTTTTTAGCAAGACGGGAAAGCAGCCTTTGTATTTCCCTCAAATGGTAAAAAGGGATAAGCCTATAAAAAGTGGCGGAAATGGACAGAGTAAAAACAAGGCAATACGGTTAGCCATAACCGAAAAATCCAAAGAGTTCGGCGACACCGTAAAAACATATACCCATAAGTTCCCGACAACGCAGTTACGCTTTAACGTAAGGACTGGCAGAGGATTACACCCAACCCAAAAGCCCGTACCCCTATTCGAGTACCTCATTAAAACCTACACCAACGAAGGTGAAACGGTTTTGGACAACTGCGCCGGTTCATTTACCACGGCTGTGGCTTGCCTTAATACCGAGCGCAAATATATTTGTATGGAGCAAGAGGGGGAATACTTTGCTTTGGGCGAAAACCGAATAGCTGAATGTCATAAGGCGGCAGCCGAAAGGCTGTTTTAGCAAAGTAATTAAACTAATTACAAAGATAATCTTTGCAATAGTTGCAATAGTGGGTTAGGGGGTCGTATATTTGTACTATCGTAAGCGAGTAGCTTGCTAAACTTAACTACCATGAACACCGTAACCATATACTCCGTATCACGTGCCGCCGCGAAAAGCGCACTCGGTAGATTAGCATCATTTAACGGGATGGTCTATACCAGCCGCAACCACGCAAATTCTAGCACGTTGGCGGCCGGGATACTTAGCGGAGACAAAGTTAAAATTACCTCCCGGTACTTTACCAAGACCTCTTTGCTAGAGATAGCCAGACGCGCAGCCGGGCGCGGAACGGTAGCCTAATAACCAACCCCGACCACCTAAAGGGCCCCATTGCAGACTTGCCCACCGCACCAACCCAATAAAGAACAATACCATGAACACCGTAATGATATACTCCGTATCGGCCACCGTAATTATCACCGCCGTATCTACCGCCGCCGCCAAAGCCACGCTCGGTAGACTCACCACCATTAACGGTATGATTTATGCCGACCCCACACGGGCGGTCGGCCATTTCATAACGGCCGAGCTCATAGGTCAGACCGTAAGAATGACCTCCCAGTACTTTACCGAGACCTCTTTGCTAGAAGAAGCCTACCGGGCGTCCGGCCGAGGCACCGTAACGGTGGCCGGTAAGTAAACCACCTAAATGGACTTAATCGCGGACTTGCCCACCGCTTCAACCCAATAAATGACCATGCACAATTACGTAGTGTCGATAGCCTACCACACTCGCCGAAATACCACCGTATTAGTGTCCGGGATGGTGCGTGCAACATCTCCGGAAAACGCCATAACAGTAGGCGAGGCACACGTAAACGATGGGTATATTATCCGAGCGGTAACGGCCATACGCGCAGACGAGGAGCACACTTTATGGCTCGCCGATAATAAGTTGGCGTAATCTTAATGGCCGGGCCCCATTGCGGACCAAAAAAAAGCTAAATTGAAAAAACCATTTACAGAGAAAGAACAAAAGATTATGAATTTACTTGTAGAAGCACACAATAATTTCATAGAATTAGACGGAACGCACCCAATGGAAATAACCGAATGGGTAGGCAGCTTCCATAAATTACAAGACCTATTAGGCGCGAGGGTGTTGCGTAGGGATTACCCAGAAACGTTTACCTCATTGTAGCTGCATATCAATAATTTTAATAGCCGGGCCACCCTGCGGACTTGCCCGCCGCTTTAGTTCAATAAATCCAAATAAGATTATGTTCCCAATAGATAAAGAAAGATGCCAAGCAGAAAAGCCTAACGGTCAAAATTTTATGACATACGGCGGCGGGCACAAAATGATTAGGTGTGTTTCCCCACCTAAAGTCATTGCGACAGAAATGAATGAAGGAACCGATGGGCTTAAAGGCTCTATGTCTATGTGCGAAGATTGCCTAAAAGTGGCGCAAAGTCAACTACCTAAAGGCTTTTTTGATTTAGTGGAATTGTAGTCACCCGCACAACACAACCGGGCCACCCTGCGGACTTGCCCACCGCACCAACTGAAAAGACAACGAAAATGAAAAAAACTTGTAACGGATGTAGAGCAAGCAACAGCTATGGTTGTGATTTAGGATATAATACTAAAGTAACGGTACAAAGATTCAACGGACACGACGACCTCAGAAAACCTTTAGAAGAATGCGAAAAGCCTAAAACTTATTCTGAATTTATTCACTTAATGAAAACAAAAATTGAAACCCGCACTAAATAGGAATGGGCCACCCTGCGGACTGGCCCACCGCACCAACCCGAAATAACTACACTATGAGACTAATAACGATATTCATACTTTTCGTACTGACCTTACCGGTTTGTGCACAGCCTTGTACCCAAGGCGAAGGGCTAATTACGGTAGAGATCGCTAACGGCCCTTACTACTGTCTATCCTACGAGACTAAAATGGAGATGGCAAACGGGGAGCTCTACATAGTTGTACTTAGCGTAGCGGCGGACTCCGTAACGCTGGCGAGGGCGTTAGGAAAAAGATTCTTAGGTAGGAAACGGTGGGCGCGATATTCGGAGCAAAGCTTACGCCTCGCTGTCAATGCGTACAATGACTACATAAACATAATTAAACGACGCCATCGGAAAAGGTAGTAAACGCTACGTTTTAGCGAAGTAATTAAACTAATTACAAAGATAATCTTTGTAATAGTTGCAAGAGTGGGTTAGGTGGTCGTATATTTGTACTATCGCAAGCAAGTAGCTTGCTAAACTTAACCACCATGACTATCCAAGAAAATAAGATCGCCGGCACTTTAGACGCTAAAAAGATGGTAGCACCGGTAAGTACTTGGAAAAAAAGCCCGGGGGACAAAATGGCCGCTTGCGAGGCCGCATTGCACTACGCGCGCAAGTACGGTGTGAAAATGGTTTGTGTCCCGGGCAACTCCTATATGCGGGCGGTATACCACATCGTCGTAGAGGGCCACGAACTTCGCCAACTGACCGCACGTAAAACTAACGAACTTACCGGCATGGTCGTATACCCTTCCGGGGACGTCTATAACGCAACCCTCGCCGACTAAAAACCAACTTGCCGGGGGTTGCAACCTCCCGGCGGCCATCCCAAAACACACCCACACAATGAAAGACCTTACCACAGCACAATACGCCCTCTATATCGCTCTAATCAAATTAGGCGACACCCACGACGTCGCCCTAAAAACGGCCTTGGCCGAGGTGCCAGCCGAGGAGGAGTAAACCAATTTTAAACTACCCTAAATTAAAGAGATATGAGTATTACGGGAGAACTTTACCTCAAGATAGGTAGCGAGCTTGAAGCGGCTAAGAAATCGTTACGATTTTGGACATTTGGTCTAGCCGAAGCGGAGCTAGAGTACGCGTGTAAAAACCACTCCGTACACCATAAAATATACGAGTCCGGCTCTAGCTTTTGGAGCTTAGAGGTTCTTATGGAGGCGAGAAAAAAGGCTAAGGCCGCGTTAACCGCCGCGCAGGGCTCGAAAGAGTCTTGGGAGTTCCGTGTTCGCACGTTGTCGATCTTATATAGCGGACTGTCCGAATAAACGCCCGGGCGGCTATATCGGGGCACCTTAAGAACTAATATAAACTAATCCATTAAAAAATTTGTGATTGTGGTACTTTGGTATCTACTTTTGCAGACCACCAACCAAAACTCACCATGTATAAAGTAGACCTCGCCGAAGTAATTAAGCGCCACAACGTAGATAAGGACGCCCTCGCGGCGGCCCTTTTCCCGGACCACGATGCAGGATATAACGCCCTTTGGCGTTTATATTCAGATAAGACCACGGCTACGATGTCTACGGACCAAGTGTCTACGGTTGCGGCATACCTCGGAGTACACCCGGGCGAGCTCTACACCATTGGTCCGTACACCGGCAGCGCCGGAGCCGGGGCGGTGGTTATTTTCATGGGCGGGACCTTTCGCGCCGAGTTCTACCCGGACGAGGGTGTTACGCTTATCCACAACACAAACACGGATTTCTGCAAAGAGATCGACACACCGGCCGAAAAGATTACATTATCCGAGTACCTTGGCGTTATCGCGGCCGAGGTCGAAAATTACCGCACTACCGCCGGATAATCAATCCGGCCGTAAACTGTTAAATCAAAAGATTAAAAATACCACCCACTATGACCCAAAATAAGAACGTCCACCTCACGTTAGACCTGTCCTCGGACAATGTAGACCACATGGCGGCCCTTTCCGACTTCGCCGGAGCCCTCGCCCGATACGCCAAACCCGTAGCCGCTAAGACCGACGAAAAGACCGACGAGGAAAAGTTGGACGAAATGGCGGGCCAACTTTCCGGATTCCTCACCTTGGGCCGTGACCGTATCCGGGAGATTATCGACACCGCCATGCAAGACGGCGCCCAAGGTACGCCCGCCGAAAAGACCGTAAAGGTTCTACAATCGCTTATTGCAGACGTTCCGGCCCCGGCTAAGGCCGCCGACTCCACGGAGGGCCACACCGCCGAGGTTGCCAACCTTATCGAAACCGTTAAGACGAACACCCGCACCCGTAGGACTAAGGCCGAGGTTGCGGCCGACAAAGCCGGAAAGGTTGGTGGTTTTCGCAACCGTGAAACGGGCGAGAGTGCCGAAGACTATACCGAAGCCATCCACGACCACGTAAAAAGCTACACTAATTCGGAGATCAAAAAAGCTAAAGCCGAAGCCGAAGCCATCCACGACCACGTAAAAAGCTACACTAATTCGGAGATCAAAAAAGCTAAAGCCGAAGCCGAAGCCATCCACGACCGTAAGGCCGACGAAGCTATGCCCAACGAGGGCAACGACGGCAACGAGATTACCCAAGAGACGCTCACCGAGTCCGTTTTGGCTGCCGTAGAGCCCAAGGGCACACCGGAGGGCGACGACCGCCGCAAAAAAATACGTGCATTTATCGCCGGACGGGACCACAACACTAAAAACGGAGCGAAAGCCAGCCGTATAGGAGAGCTGAAAACGGAGGACTACCGAGCCGTTTATGATTTCGCCGCCAACCTCGCCAAGTAATGGAACGTAACCCCAAATTTAATTTTGCGCCGTCAGGTGCCGACCGTTGGATAAATTGCCCGCCGTCCGTGGAGCTTAGTTTAGGTTTTCCATCTGGAAAACAAAGTAAGTTCGCCCGGGAGGGCGACGTAGCCCACGGCCTCGCCGAGATGTACCTACGATGGAGACTTGGCCTAATAGACACGGACACGGCAGCCGTAACGAAACGTAAGCTCCAAGCCCTCGAACTTTACGGGGGTACCAAAATGGAACGCTTCGTGGAGTACTACGTAGCGAAGTGCTTAGAAAGTTACACGGCCACAAAGGGCAAAGGCACGGCCTTAGTAGAGGGCCGCTTTAGCCTCCAACATTTGGGCATTAGTAGCCAAGCCCGTGTAGATTTTGGTTTGGTGTCGGGCAATACCCTTAACATCACAGATTTTAAGTACGGCCAAGGTGTTAAGGTGTTCGCCAAAGACAACGCCCAACTTATGCTCTACGCGTCCGCGATGTTGGAGCACTACGATATGGTCTACGATATCGAGTGGGTTTCCCTAAATGTGATACAGCCTCGCATGGACCACATCGACCGCCACGAAATCCGCACTACTGACTTAAGAGCGTGGGCGACAAACACGGTACTCCCGGCCATCGAGACGGCCCACCTACCGGGGGGCCAACCCGAGGCCGGAGAGCATTGCCAATGGTGTCCCGTAAAGGCGAAATGTCGAGCGTTTAGCCGGCTGGCTACCAGTATCGAACGTTTCGACTTTGCGGACCCACGGCTACTTTCTAACGACGAACTGACCGAGACCTACCGGGCCCTTCCGGCCCTATCGAAATGGGCCAAGGCTGCCGGCGAGTATATGATATCGGAGGCGTTGAAGGGTAGGGCCATGCCCGGCCACAAACTAGTAGAGGGGCGAAGTAACCGCTCGTGGACGGATAAGGAAAGGGTAGAGGCCGTTTTGGATCACGAGGACTTCAAAAAGCCCGACTACATCACGTCTAAACTTAAAGGTATCGGCGACGTGTCCGACCTTATGAGCGTCGACCGTTTCGAGGAGATATTGGGACATTTGGTTGTGAAACGTCCGGGATCTCCGATCCTCGTACCAGAAAGTGACAAACGAGACGTATACGGCCTCGGCAGTATGGACGCCGATTTTCCAGACTAAAGACCCCCATTTAAACAAAGTTTAAAGAAAATATTTGTAATAGTTGCAAGAGTGGGTTAAGTGGTTGTATATTTGTACTAACGAAAGCGGTTAGCTTTCTAAATATAATCAAAATGAAGTGCTTCCTTAACCTAGATATTAGAACCCTCGCATACGAAATGAGAAACGGCGTAGAGAAAACTACTCACCTCTTCGCGATACTCCAAGACACCGGCACCGATTTAGAGGTGGTGGAACTGGTTGAAGACTACCAGCAAGCACACTACCGGGGCGAGGTAAGGAAGGTGCAACTATCCACATACCAAGTAACCCGGCTATCCCGGGGTCACGGTAAACGTTTAGTCCTAACGGACTACAACACGATCCAAATTAAGAACGCTTACCAAGTAACCCACCGCTAAAATTTAGATGAAATGGCAAACACTACCTCCCCGAACATTGAGCTTACCGCTGCCGATGCCATTTTCGTAACGCTCGCCGAAGCGAAGCCCGGCACTACGGTAGTAGTTTTCTCTACCCGTAAGGTTTACTTTACTGACCCGGGCGGACTCCGGCCTACCCGTGCCCGCTCTTGGGACAACATTTGGGCGGACTCCCCCACTCTCGCGTTCGTCACCTCTTGGCTCATCGAAAACAGCCAACCTTTCGAGGTGGCATAAGGGCCGCCGCCGAAATTAAAGGGCGCCCCGTACCGACAAACTAAAAACTAGGCCGGCCGTTTAGGCTGCCGGCCTTTTTATCCACTTTTTTTTACACGACTAAACCATTTATCTTATGGCTACTAAGTCCGCCGTAGTAACCGGCAAATCCAGATTATCCTTTCCCCATCTTTTCGAGGCCCATGCGTTCGACGAAGACAGTAAAGCAAAGTTTTCGACGCGGGTAATAATCCCCAAATCCGACACGAAAACTATCGACGCGATTAACGCGGAGGTCGACCGGGTCTTCAAAGAGGGCAAAGAAAAAACCTTTAAGGGCAAGTTGCCCAAAATGTGGCTCCACCCGTTGAAAGATGGCGACGAGGAGTACCCCGACGACGACGCGTACGCGTCGGCCTACTACGTAAACGCCACATCTACCCGGCGCCCGGGTGTTGCGGTTAAGCTGACCGGCGACGAGTTCCGACGCGCTGCCGAAGACGAAGACGTGTACGGAGGAGTTTACGCCCGCGTAGGGCTCGGATTCGGGGCCTATAACGTAGGCGCTAATAAGGGCGTCTCGTGCTACCTTAATAACGTAATGATCGTAGACGAGGGCACGCGTATGAGTGGCGGCGGTGCATCCATGGCGGGAGACTTCGGAGACGAGGACGACAGCTTGGTCTAAAAGCTTAATTCTCTCGAATTATTAACCCCGGCCGGTTTGGCTACACCCTTACCGGTCGGAGTTATTTAACAAAAATTTAACAGTATCTTATGTCACAAGTGCATATCGACTTGGAAACGTTTAGCTCCATCGACATACGGACCGCCGGGGCATACCGGTACACCCAAAGTTTAGACTTTCAAATAATATTGGTTGCGTACGCGTTCGGCTCGGAGCCGGTTACCGTCGTCGACCTCGCCTCGGGCGAAAAATTACCCCTCCGATTTACTGACGCGCTACTAAACCCCGAGGTGGAAAAGTTCGCACACCAAGCGGTATTTGAGCGCCAAGCGTTCCGCGCCTACGGTTTCGATATCCCGGCGGAGCAATGGGTTTGTAGCGCCAACAAAGCGGCCTATTGCGGCCTACCTCTTGCCCTCGGCCAAGTGTCCGCCGCCCTCCGTTTAGGGGACTCGGGCAAAGCCAAGCTTAAGTCAGGCCGGGAACTAATCAAATACTTTTGCATCCCGTGTAAGCCTACCAAGGCCAACGGAGGGCGACGCCGTAACTACCCGCGCCACGATCTCGAAAAGTGGGAGGAGTTCAAAACGTACTGCATAGGTGACGTCGAGGCCGAGCGCGAAATATGCCGGCGCCTACGCGGCTACACCGTCCCTATTTGGGAGCGCCGCAACTACGTACTAGATCAAAAGATAAACGACCGAGGCGTACTTTTAGACCTCGACGGTGCCGCCAAAGCGGTCATTATAGACGAGGGTAACAGCCTCGAATTAAAGTTAAGAGCTAAGAGGCTTACCGGCCTCGCCAACCCTAACTCCCCGGCACAACTCAAAAAGTGGTTTAGCGACCAACTCGGCATAAATATAAAAACGCTTGACAAAGGTGCTGTTTTAGACCTACTTTCCGGGGATGTGTCGGCGGACGTTAGGGAGGTTTTAGGACTCCGCCAACAACTCGGTAAGTCCTCCACTAAGAAATACAAAGCCATGCCCTTATGTGCGGGCCACGACAACCGAGCCCGGGGACTATTCCAGTTCTACGGAGCCAACCGGACGGGACGTTGGGCCGGCCGGCTTATTCAAGTGCAAAACTTACCGCAAAACAAGTTTTCTAAAAAAGGCATAGATATAGAGGACGTCCGGGAGGCGCTCGCCTACGACTCCCCGGCCTGTTTCCAAGCTAAGTACCCCGACGTATCCGGCACACTCTCCCAACTTATCCGCACCATGCTTATCGCCCCGCCCGGGCACACTTTCGCGGTAGCGGATTTCTCCGCCATAGAGGCGAGGGTACTGGCTTGGTTGGCGGGGGAGGAATGGAGAATGGAGGTATTTAGAACGCACGGTAAGATCTACGAGGCTTCGGCCGCGTCAATGTTTAATGTGCCCATCGAGGCCGTAACTAAAGAGAGCGGATTACGGGCTAAAGGCAAAGTTGCGGAGCTCGCCTTGGGGTACCAAGGCAGCGTCGGGGCCCTTAAAACGATGGGCGGCGAGGCTATGGGTCTGTCGGAGCCAGAAATGAAAGGTATTGTAGACGTGTGGCGCCGATCTAATCCGAGGATAAAAGCTTTTTGGTACGAGGTCGAAAAGTGCGCAACCCGGGCCATGAAATCCCCCCGTAAGACAGTAACCGGGGGATTTCTTAAAAATCTCGAATTTCATTACGACCGCGCGGCCCTTACGGTTAAGTTGCCCTCCGGGCGTTCTTTGTTCTATTGGGCCCCTAAATTTGGGCTTAACAAGTTCGGCAAAGAGTCCATCCAATACCGGGGCACGAACGCCGCCCGGCAATGGATATACCTAGACACCTACGGCGGCAAACTAACGGAGAACATTGTACAAGCCGTGGCGCGCGACTTGTTAGCCCATGCACTCCAAGAGCTCGACAAAGAGGGATTCCGTACCGTGTTCCACGTTCACGACGAAGCCGGGGCCGAGGTACCTTTACATGACTCCGTAGGGCAACTACAAAATATGTGTCGTATTATGGCCATCCCCCCGGTATGGGCTGCCGACCTTCCATTGGGGGCCGACGGATACGTTACCCCATTTTATAAAAAAGATTAACACACGAGTTCATGAAAAACGACGGTACGATTAATATAGCGGAAGGCCGCAAGGCATGGTCCAAAAAGTGGGATAATAAAGAGGTCCGATGGTCGGAACTTGTAGCGCGTTTAAGTACGGAGCATAAAACTACCGAGACGGCACGGGAGTATGCCAAGTCTACCCGGGACGAGAGGAGCAAAATAAAAGACGTCGGCGGATACGTCGGCGGGTACCTCCGGGGCGGAACGCGTAAACCTAAAAACGTAGTTTCGAGACAGCTAATAACCTTAGATATAGACTTCGGGCACCTCAATTTATGGGACGATATTACTATGATATTCGGTAATGCGGTGGTACTACACTCCACCCACAGCCACACGGAAAAAACCCCAAAGTACCGGCTTATTATGCCACTTAGCCGGGAGTGCGTGCCGGCGGAGTACGAGGCCGTGGCACGCCGGATCGCCGGCCGGCTAAACGTAGACCTTTTCGACAAAACGAGCTTCCAGCCCGAACGGCTAATGTTCTGGCCTTCTAATCCAAGCGACGTAAACTACTACGTGGAGACGCAAGACGGCCCATGGGTAGATGTGGACGCCACCTTGGCCTCGTACAAAGACTGGACGGATACGAGCTTGTGGCCCACCGCCGAGGCCCAATACGCCGGCGTTAAGGCAGACGTAGAAAAACAAGCGGACCCGAGAGAGAAATTTGGAGTAGTTGGTACTTTCTGCAAAACGTACGACATTCACGAAGCTATTGCGGAGTATCTCCACGAGGAGTACGAACGCGTAGGCGACGACCGATATACCTACCTCCATGGATCTACGGGTAAGGGTGTGATCGCATACGACGACCTCTACGTATACAGCCATCACGGAACGGACCCAATCAGCGGGCACCTCTGTAATGCGTTCGACGTTGTGCGGATGCACAAATTCGCACACCTCGACGTCGACACGACGAGTACCGGAGCCAAAAGGCTAAGTTACAAGGCCATGGAGGCGCTCGCACTAAAAGACCCGGCCGTGCGTCGCACGGTAGGTGCGGAGACTATCGCCGCGCTCGACTACGATTTCGCCGACGGATACGAGGAGGCCGTAAAGGCTGCCAAGCCGGGCCCCAAGGCACCAACGGTGCCGGACAACCCGGAGGAGGAGCCGGCGGACCCGTTGGAGTGGATGACAAAACTAGATATGGACGGCCGTGGTAGCTACAAATCGTCCGCCACTAATCTAAATCTTATTTTATCCCACGACCCGCACATCGGTGAGGTATTCGCCTACAACAGTTTTGATTTTAAGAGGTACCTAATGCGGGCCGTTCCGTGGCGCGTAATTACTTCGCCCGAGCCCATTAAGAGCGTCGATTACTCTGGCCTTCGTAACTACATCGAAACCGTATACGCTATTGCATCGACGGGCAAGATTGACGATTGTATGGCGTTGGAGTTTGAAAAAAATACGTTTCACCCGGTACGGGATTACCTCGACGGACTAACGTGGGACGGTACGGCCCGCATGGACTCGCTTTTAGTGGACTATTTCGGAGCGGCCGACAACGAATACACACGGGAGGCCATGCGTAAGGTACTGACCGGGGCCGTGGCCCGTGTGCGGGAACCGGGGTGTAAATTTGATCTAGTAATGGTCTTGGTTAGCGACGAGGGCACGGGCAAAAGTACCTTCATCCGAAAGCTTGGAAACGGGTGGTCCTCCGACTCATTCCACACGGTTCAAGGTACCCGAGCATTCGAGCAACTACAAGGCGCTTGGCTTATCGAAATGGCGGAGCTATCGGGCATGCGTAAAGCGGACGTCGAGGCGGTGAAACATTTCATCACGATACAAACCGACTCTTTCCGGCCGGCCTACGCCCGCGTACAAGAGGACTTCCCGCGCCAATGTATTTTTATCGCCACAACCAATAAAACCGACTTTCTGCAGGCCGATAATAATAACCGCCGGTTTATGCCGGTCGACGTCCACCCGCGTAAAGTAACGAAATCCGTTTGGGATATTTCCCAAGAGGAGATTGGCCAGATTTGGGCCGAAGCTGTCGATGCCTACGAAGTTGGTGAGCGCCTTTACCTGACCGGTGCGGCCGAAGCCCTCGCCAAGACGGAGAGACGCGCCCACTCCGAGCTGGACGAACGTCACGGCCTACTAGTGCGGTACCTCGACACCTATCTACCCACCGATTGGGCCGGGCTGGACATCTACGAACGTCGGCAGTACCTCGACACTCACCCCGGGCCGGCAATAGGTCTTGATTTTGAAGACCAAAGTATAGGTACCGTAGAACGCGAATACGTTTGTGTGGCCGAGGTTTGGGCCGAGTGTTTTGGTAACGATCCGGGCAAGATCGACCAACACAAGACCAAAGAAATAAACGCACTACTCCGAGGCTTGGACGGTTGGTCCGCCGCCGGCACTTCTAAACGTTTCGGAGCGTATGGCACCCAAAGATATTACGCCCGAGAAATAATATAATTATGCCCACCGTAAAAGAAAGCGAAAAAGACTTGGAAAACCGCTTAGTCGCCCGTATCGCTGCCGTAGGCGGGTGGGCGGTTAAGTGGCCGGCCATCTTCGTAAAAGGGCTACCGGACCGGATTTGTTTGTTCCCGGGCGGGCGTATCGCCTTCGCGGAGGTGAAAACTACCGGCCAGAAACCGACGAAGAAACAAGGCCAAATACACCGTAAACTAATCGCCCTCGGCTTTGCCGTTGAAGTGATCGACACCACAGAAAAAATAAACAAATTTATACGTGCCCATGCTACATTTTAAGAACCTCCACGCGTACCAGCTCCATTGCGTTACCCACCTCATAGAGAACGAGTCGGCCGGACTACTGCTCGAAATGGGGTTGGGCAAAACGATCTCGGCTCTAACAGCCTTTAAGCAGCTCCAAGACGAACTGTCCGTGGACACCGCGTTAGTGGTAGCACCTAAAAAGGTGGCCGAAAACGTATGGCATAGGGAGGTAGAGAAATGGTCGCACCTCGCCGGCCTAAAAGTCTGCCGTATAATGGGCAACGAGAAAAAACGCCTCCATGCCA